CACCACGCCCCGCCTGCGCCGCGGCGTCGCCTGCTGCGCTGCTGTCGGCGCGCCTTGACGCGGTGCGGTTGGCCGCTTCGTCGGCCCGCTTGTTGGCGTCCTCTGTGGCCTTCTCCTGACGCCGAGCGCTTTCCTCGGCCTGCACCGCGGCCTGCCTGACCGCCTTCTCCCGCGCCTTTTCCTGCTTTTTCGCGGCGTTGTTGCTCATAACGGTGCTGGCCACCGTGGCGGCGGCGGCGACTGCGGTGACAACTCCAGACACGTGCTTACTCCCCAGTGATGGTGATACGGTTCAGTGCGCCGGGATGTCGCGACAGCAGCAGGTCGGCCTCGGCGGTGAATTCGTCCTCGGCCTCAGCCACCGTCTTCGCCTGCGTGGCGAATACCATCGTCAAGCGGGTGTCGGCGTGCGCCAGGAAGGCCTGCCGGCGGTGCGCACTTGCGGCCAGGACGTGATGCCCGACCAGTTCCACCGCTTCGCCGCCGAGATTCGCGGTCGCGTGACCGTCGAAAATCAGCACGGTCGGTACCCGGACAAGCGCGCCGGTCAGCACCACGCCCTCGGGGATGCATACGGTTCGCGTGTACAGGCCGCCGTGTAGGACGTGCTCTGTGCCGATCGGGACTTGCGGCATGGCCAGTAGCCGCGCCTCCAGTTCGCGCACCTTGGCGATATCCTCATCCCGCATCGCAGGCACGTGGTTTTCTGCAACGACGATGTTCATTCGGCCAACTCCCGGAAAAAAACGCGGTTTGTTTCGGCATAACCGGCGTGCGGCAGGATGCGTTCCAGCCGCCCGCCGCGCGGCGCGGTGACGTACAGCCCGTCGACGCCGTTATCCCGCGCTACCTGTTCCGCAGCGCGCAGCAGCTTCAGCCCGGCGCCGCTGGCGCGGTGTGCCTCCGCAACGAACAGCGTTTCCGTGCTGGCGATCAGCCGGCCGGAGTAGTGCGGTACGGGGGTGATGAGGACGGCGCACATACCGACCAGCTCCTCACCGACGAAGACGCCCAGCGAATGCAGCAGGCCGGCGGCGATCCAACCCTCGTAGCAGGCCCGGTCGGGCAACGAGCCGACCATGCGCGGGTTGCGCAGCGCCTCGTCCCGGTACTCGTCGCAGAGGGCGGCGAACGTGGGGGACTCGAAGGCTTCGGCGGCGGTGATCGGGCGGACGACAGGTTCCATGCCGCGGAGCGTAGAAGCCAGCGCGCGCGGTACGTGCACCGCCCCCTGCGGCTTGCAGGAAGGGCCTACCACGCGTTTTCAGCCCGCGGCGCAGCCCTTCGCTTGTCCAGCGGCAGGAAAACGCCCCACAGCGCGCTAGCGCAGGTTGGCGTAGGGGTCGTATGCCGCCCGGCGGCGCGGCCCCAGGGCCTCGAGCACGCTGCGCTTCGGGGTGTCGATCAGGGCCAGCACGTAAGCGCTGCCGTAGTCCGGTGAGCGCCCGATGCGCGCGACGATTTCCTCGCGACTAGCAACGTAGATCGTGGAGCCCGAAAGCGACCACGTGTAGGCCGTCAGGTCGGCCAGCAGCCGTGGGTCCGGGGGGAGGGCAATGCCGCTGTTCGTCGCCGGGTCCAGTGCTTCGCGCATGCGCCACACCAGCTCGCTACGCAGGTTCTTGAACCGGAGCCGGCCGGAGCGATCAGGCGCCGTCGCGGCCTCCGAGACATTGACGCCGACTACCTGCTGCCCGGCGTCGCGCAGAAAGTCGTAGGGCGCAGCGCCCACGCCGATTACGTCGATGTGTATGACAGCATCATCGCGCTTCGCGGCGATCGAGAGGCCGGCGACGCTTGGCCCATCCGGCGTCGATTTGCCGGGATACGCAAGCGGCGCGTCGAACCACATGCCGTGCCGACGGGCGATGATCGTTTCGTCTCGCCCGCCACGGGCCACGTCGACGCCGACCGAATCCATAGGGGCCAGGCGGTCAGGGCGCTGCCAGCGGGCTTGAGCCGCTTCGACCCAGGCCGTCGGGCACACCTGCCAGATGTCGTCCTCGGTGCCTGCGGCGAAGTCGCCGTGCAGCATTTGCGAGCGCAGCGGCTCCGGCAGTGCCTGCAGTGTGGCCATGTAGCCGGTCCCCATCAGGTACGGGTTATCGCGCACTCGCGACGGGAGGAACGTGCGGGAAATCGGCCGGATGGTATCGGCGCCGTGCTTGATCGGTTCCCAGCTAGCCACTTCGACTTCCTTTCCGTCGACCATCGCGTACCACCGCAGCTCGCCGGGTTTCGCCGGCCGCGGGTGCTTGCGGTCGAGCCAAGGCGCAAAAAAGGCCGTCACCCACCGCCCCTCGGTCGTCGTCGGCGGGTTGAAGGTCATCAGCACCCGGCAGCGCTGCCCCGGTCGCGTCGTGCGCAACCAACCCATCAGGAAGCGCACCGCGCTTTCCCGCATGTTCGAGGCTTCGTCGTACACGATCAGGTCGTGGTCGCGCCCCTGATACTTGGTTTCGTCGCCGGGGTTGGGGAAGCTGCCCAGCTCTATCTGCCGGCCGTCGACGCGCCAGATGCGATCCGCCCCGTTGAACCCGTCCCGCGAGCCGACGACGCGCGTGATTTCGTCGATTACACCTGTCAGCTCGGTGCCGTTCTGCCGGAAGATGATGGACTTGCGATGCTGCGTCAGGGCCAGGCCGACGCCCAGGGCGGACTTGCCGCCGCCCGCAGCGCCACCGAAGCCGGTTATGTCCGCGGGTGTGCTGAAGGCTTGCGCCTGCGGCCCTGGCAAGGGCAACCAGCGCGGCGCGGATGCCAGCAGCCGGTCTAGGTCCGCCCGCTCGCGGGACGTAAGGTAAGGCAGCAGTTCGCGGATACGATTGAGATCAGACGAGGTCGTCGACATCGGACTCACGGCGCGCTTCTGCCAGCGCCAACAGCCCGGCGACGCGCGCGGCGCGATCCGTGTCGCTGATCTGTATCGGGCCGCCCTCCGCCCCGGTCAACTCAACGGATTGGCGAGCCCCAAACTTCCGCGGCCCCAGCTTCTCCGCGCGCCACCTGCGCGATGACAGCACGACGTTCGCGGCCTTGGCGTCGATCTTGCCGGCCAAGACGTCGCGCTCAACGTCGGCCATGCCTTCCTCGAGCGCTTCGGCCTGTAGCTCCCTGGCCCTCGCGCACCTGGTAGCCAACTCCTGGTCGGCACTGATCCACTCCAGGACCGTGATGCGATTCGGCAAATGGGGGTCGCGGCAAATAGCCAGCATCGATTCGCCACTGGCGATTCGATCGAAAATTTCCTGCAGGATTTCGGCCTTTCTGGCCGATGGAATTGATGCGCCCATGCCCGGGAGCTTACGGCGTCTACCGGGCAGGCATGTGCACCGCCGGTCAGGCGGTGCGCTTCAGTCCGAACAGCTCGAACAGCCCTGGCGGCATTCGCCGCTGCCCGCGCTCCCAATCTTGCCAAGTCCGGCGAGCAACGCCGACTGCGGCGCCGGCTTGCTCTTGGGTCAGGCCGGAGGCGATGCGGGCAACCTTGACGGCCTCCGGCGATGGTCTATCCAGGCTACTCAACGCGGACCGCCCACGGGCCGTTTGCGTCGGCGACGATTGTCTCGTTGCCGTCGCCATCGGCATAGACCGCGAAGCCGTTGTTGTCCAGCCCATTGATGATCAGATGGCCGAGTTCTTGGGTCATCTCGTTGACGGATTCGCCGTCTTCTCCGACCGCGAAGCCTTCGCCTGCGTCGTTGCCGGCACGCCAAATGGCTGCATAGTCTTTCATCTCAATCTCCTAATAATCCGGGCTTGCACATCGCTCACCCCATGGACAACAGTATGCACGCATCGCGTACATGTGTCAAGCACTTTCTTCAGCCTCCAGCACCTTGAACGCCGCCACCGTCTGCGCCCGGCGCTCGTACCGGCAGATTCGCCCGATCGCCCACTTGCTGCACTCGAATTTCTCCGCCAGGTCGCTGTACCTCATACCACCTTCATAAAGCCGCCGCACCAGTTCAACCTCGGCGTCTGTCAGCTTCGCCCGGGGGTGATCCTCACCTATTCGCAAACCAATCTCGTTTACAGCCACAAGTCGGACCATGCCGGCGCCTCCCGCGAGCGTGCAGTTTTTTACCGTTCCCACCCGTTCCCACCTGTACCCGCCTGCCGTTAACCTTTCCCCCAGGGGACATATATATATCGCGCGTGTATATAGGGTAAGGTGGGAACAGTGGGAACGGCGGGAACAACCTAGTGTTTTCAATGGGTTGCGCGTTCCCACCTGCCATTTTGAGGTGGGAACAGGTGGGAACAGCAAAATTTTGCAGAATCATTTCCGAGCCCAAGCCCACACGGGAGCGCCCCAGAACCGTGTTTTTTCGCGCTCATACCCAAGTTCGCGCAAAGAATTGCAAATTCGCATTTGTTCGTTCTTGGAGATCTGCTTCGCCTCTAGCCGCAGCGCCTCGCGGGCCACTTCACCAACGCGCAAAAAACTGCGCTCGCCGGGACACGCCCCGGTGAGCGTGTCGGGCTCGCCCAGCCACCGCGCGATTTCTTCTGCCCACGGGTCGGTGATTATGTGCTCGCGGTGTATGGGTTCCGCCAGCCCCTCGGCCGCCTGATAAGCGATGCCGCCAGCCAGGAACAGCTCGCGGCCCTCGGCCCACAACTGCAGCCGGTCGCGCTTCACCGCCTCGACATCCGCCCTCGCCACCCGCACCGGGAGCCACCGGCGGTTGCCGGTTTCGTCGGCCAGGAACTCGTCCTTGTTGGTCGTGCCGACGAATACCAGGCGCCGCGGGAAGGTCGTCGCGAACTCTCGATACTTCGGCACCCAGTGCTCGTGCGTCCGGGAGATGAACGCCTTGATGCTCTCAACCTCCCGGCTGCGCAGCCCCCGCAGTTCGCTGATTTCGCCCAGCAGCCGGCCCCGCATCTTGCGCGCCAGGTCGTCGTCGCGCTCGTTGAACGCCACCTCGGTGAAGAAGTCCGGGTCGGGGACCATCGCCGCCACGCTCGAGCTTTTCGCTGCGCCTTGCTCGCCGACCAGAATCGGCGCCATGTCCGCCTTGACCCCCGGCGACAGCACCCGCCCGGCCAACGCCGACCACAGATACCGGCTCACTGCCTGTACGTACTCCGAATCGTCGGCGCCGAAGTAGTCGCGCAGGAAGCCGTCGACGCGCGCCTGGCCGTCCCACTTCAGCCTCTCCAGCCACGCAATCGCAATGTCGAACGGCCGCTCCTCGGACACCATCAGCACCACGTCCCGGATCATTTCGCGGCCGATCGGTTTGAATCCCGCCCGTTCAAGGTGGATGCGCAGCCGGGAGTAGTCCGCGTCGCGAAACGGCCGCCAGTCATCGCCAGTCGTCGCGAACATAATCTCGTCCCGGAACGCGTCGTGCCGGATGTCCATGCCGCACAGATCAGGCCGTCGCACGGCCAGGGCGACGTTTTCCAGCGTGGCAAGGATACCGCCTGCCTTGTCCCGTTGAAACGCCGGCAGTGGCGCGCGCGGGCCCCCCGCGGGGTCTTCAGGCGCCACGGCGTCGAACTCCCCGGACACATCCTCGACGTACCCGACCGCGCCAAAGAACTCGCTATCCGTGCGCCCCTCGCAATGCCCATGCAGGCACCTGAAATGCCCCTTCACATGGCCGTTGCTTCCCGCCGGGAACCACACCGTCGAGCCGTCGCCGTCTTCGCCTGTTGTGTGCTCCTCGGCCCACGGGCAGGCGATGGCCAACGCCCCGTCGCGATTCACGTCGAGCACCCGGCCCTGCGCGCGCAGCAGGTCCGCCACCGGATCCGGCAGGTCCAGGGCCTCGCCTCGCTGCCTCACCGACACCGCACCGCCGGTCGGGGCCTCAATCGCGAAGCGCGCGGTCAACGCCCGCCACAGCCCCTCGAACGTCGCTGGGACCAGCACAGGGAAGCAGTCGGGCAGCCCGCCCGCCCACTCGTACCGCGAACCGGCAGCATGCGTACCGGCGGCGACGAACTGCTGGCCTGTCGCCAGGAACTCAACCATCCCGCCGTCAACGCGCATCGTCCGTTTGGCCAGGTCGCCGGGCAAGGTGAAGGCCAGAAGCACCTTGCTTGCGTCCGCCCGGCCACGTGTCGGCAGGGCGAAGCCCAGGTACTCGCCGATCAGGTCGGTGATGGCCCTGGCCTGCGCCTCGTCTGGCACGTCGATGTCCAGCGCGCGCACAGTCCGGGTCTGCAGGCAGATCCCATAATCCGGCTCCGCCGCCCACCGGGCCAGCTCACCGTCACTCGCCTGATACGAGGTCCAGCCCGGAATGCCGACCACCTGCCTCGCCCGGTTGTATCGGCTA